AAGGTGCCTTGCACGCCATAGAACGACTGCGCAGACTGCCCACAGAATATCAGCAGGTGGAAGTGAAATGGGATGGATCTCCGGTGTTTTTCTGGGGCAGGGACGATGAGGGACAGTTTTATTTCTTTCCCAAAAATGCCTGGATGTATCAGCAGCGTGGCAAAGATAAAACCGCCGATGGCATCAGTACCAAAATGTCCAGTGCGTCAGCAGTAAAAAAGTTTATTGCCGGCACAGGTCGTGCGGACACCCCAGAACAACAAGCACAACGCAATCAATATGCACAAGGCATGAGCCAGTTGTATTCGGTATTTGAGCGTGCCACTCCCGACGATTTCCGTGGTTTCGTGGAAGGTGGATTGTTGTTCTATCCCGAGAAGCCTGCCATTGCCGCCCGAGGTGAATATACATTCCAACCCAATGTCACGAGATTCTATGTGCGCCAAGACAGCAGGCTAGGCGAGCGCATAGAAAATGCCACTGCTGGTGTGGCCATCACCGGCTACTACCCCGAACTGGGCAGCACCCAAGAACAACGACTCAGCACAGATCAGATTGACGCCATGAATCATACACCAGCACTGGTGGTACAGGGTCCGCTGTATGTGGAAACTGTGCCTGTGCTAGATCCCGAAATGGATCGGGCACTGGCCACACTAGAGCAGAGCATATTGAAAAATCGCACGGTGTTGGACGATTATCTGTCACCCAAGCCGGGCCTTAAAAGTCCTGGTTCAGTGATTTACAAGTTCATGGGTGATCAGCGAGCAACAAAATTCGCCGATTTAACTCGGGCATTTCCTGCCTGGGCCGAAAAAAATCTCAGTGCCAAACAAGCCGACATCATGCTGAACGATCAGGCAGGACTCACAGCCACGCTGGGTGCTGTGGAACAACTGCAGAAAATTAAAGATTCAGTGCTGGATCAGTGGCTCACAGGCATACAGCAACACAGCATCATACGCCAGGACAATCCCGAAGGATTTGCACAGCCCGATCCTGGTGGTTACCAATATGCCATTCCTGGACAATTTGTTAAATATATCAAACGCAGCGATTGGCAACCTAGATAATGTTATTATTTGAATTGTTTGAAAACACACGTGGCAACAAAGACACTGTGGTCTATGCATTTGGTAGATTTAATCCTCCCAATGCCGGGCACCAACGACTGATCAATGCCCTAAAAAGAAAGGCCGGTGAATTGAATGCTGACTGGTATCTGTTTATTAGTCCTCGCGATAGTGATCCTGAAAAAAATCCTTTGACAGGTTCTGAAAAATTGGCCTGGTGGCGAGCAATATTGCCCCAGGATCGTGATCATTTTGTCATGGATCCTGCCATACCCATGAGTGATTTTGCCGCCGAATATTTGAATAAAAAAGGCTACAAAAATGCTGTTGTCATGTACGGTGCCGGAGAAGAAGCCATGCGTTTTCCCATGGCCACAAACGGCCGTGAAGTCAACAGCAAAGGCCAACCCTTGCGTGCTGTGTACAATTTTGATTCATTCACCGACGGTGGCACACCTGAAGCACAGGATGCCGAAGGCATTGCGGGTGATCCCAATCTGCGCAGTACCGATGTGCGTGCCATGGTCGCTGCCGGCGATCGCGAAGGATTTTTCCGTGCCACTGGAGTGGATCCCAATCTCCGAGTAGCAGGACGTGATTACTTTGAAACCGTGGCTGCAGCCATGGGCGCGAACAATAAATAATCCTATGGACTCCAATAAAATCAACGATCTAGTGCAACAGATACGCGATAATCTCGGCTCTGCCACCACTGAACAAAAAAACCGATTCGTTGGATTATTAGAGCAGATTGTTACCCAAGAGGCCGTGGAGACAGAGACAGCAGAATCTTTATCACAGGCACAGAAATACATGGAACGGCTGCTGCCTTCAGTGAAAAAAATCAGCAAGGACGCCTTGTACAAACTGCATGATTTTGAAATGCAACTGCGTACCTTAGCTCCAGAAACCATGGAAAATCAACAGGATCGCATCGCTGATGTAATGGCAGCCATTGAAGAAGCCATTGATGCTGTGGATTTACTGCAGAGCCGTGTGTACGATATAGAAACAGCTCTGGTGCAGAGCATACAGCGCACGGGTTGGGATATCAAAGATCTAGAAGATCAGATCAATTTTGCTGAAAATATTGCCAGCAAGCCCATGAGCAAATTGGATCTAGGTCCCAGGGACAGCCGTTGCTATCTCCGAGGATACAAATGCTATCAAAACAATCAGGTAATGATCAATCCTTATCAGCCAGACTCTGCTGAATATCGAGACTGGGCTGATGGTTATCATCAGGCCGTGATCGACCGCGCCAAAGCCACCGAATAAATTTTCGCCACTGCTGTAGAGTTCTTAAGTAATAGCACAACTTTACTTTGAGGACCAACATGGCAAAAAAACCCAGCAAAAAAGCAGCCCTAGCCGCAGCACTTACAGAAGCTGCCAATGCAGCACCCGCACCAGCAGCACCACCGTCGAATCAAGGACAGATCCAGGTCAACATCGACTACTGCCGCAAACAAAAAATCCATTTTTGTATGCCCTGCTATGGTGGTCAATTGTTTGAACAAAACTTCATGAGTTATATCAAATGGGCCAATACCGCACGCCAGTTGGGCCTGGATTGGACCATTGAAACCATGACCAACGAGTCATTGATCTCACGTGCTCGCAACACCCTGGTAGCTAAATTTTTAAACACCCCCGACTCCACACACCTGATGTTTATTGATGCCGACATTGGTTTTGAGCCCTGGCATATCCTGGCCATGTTGAATCACGACAAAGATGTCATAGGTGGCCTGTATCCCATGAAAACACTGCCGGTAAAATGGGTGGTCAATGGATTCCCCGGAGCCAAAGAAGCACCGGATGGCCTGCAGGAAGTGTCAAAAACTGGCACAGGATTTTTGTTGGTCAAGCGCCACGTGTTTGAAAAGATGAACAGCCATCCTGCTGTGAAGCCATTCAACAATGACATTGGACTGCCTGCAGAATTAAATCAATACATGAAAACATATTTTGACACAGCCGTGCGTGAAAATCGCTACTATTCAGAGGACTGGACTTTCTGCGAAAACTGGCGTGATCTAGGTGGTGAAGTGTGGGTAGACAAGCGTGTGTTACTGCGCCATACCGGAACATTTGTGTTTGATTTCATGAGCCAAGATCGCATCTATCAAGAAATGTCAGCCATCGTGGAACAGAACAAACGTGCTGGACAGCCGCAGACAGCCCCTCCACCAGCGCAGGAACCACAGGCCGCTGCTGCCTAATATTGCTGGCAACCCCCCGGGTTGGAAATAGCGCAGATAATTCTGCGCTATTTTTTTGGCCCGTGCCTAGTCAAAAAACTGCTAAATATTAAATCATGGATATCACGGAATTAGAACAGTACAATCTCAAGGATGCTGTGCAGTTGCATCAAGATCTCAATCCCCAATTGTTTGACGGGGATCAAATAAAACCCGAGGTACGCCAGGCCTTGCTGCGCATAGCCGACGATTTTAGAGAATATCTTGGATTGAATTCCGCACAGATAGATGACATCACTGTCAGTGGCAGCAACGCAGGTTATACCTACACACCCTATTCCGACATTGATCTGCACCTGATCATTGACATGAAGCGATTGGACAACGATGAAGTGTATCGCGAATTGTTTGACGCCAAAAAAAGCCTGTACAACGATCGCTATAATATAAAAATAAAAGATTCAGACGTGGAATTGTATGTGCAAGGCGCAGCCGATCAGCATCACAGTGCTGGTGTTTATTCTCTCACACGTGACCAATGGCAGAAAATGCCGCGCAGGCAGCGAGTGCCCATAGACGACAACACAGTGCAGGCAAAATATAAAAAGTTAGGTCATGCCATAGAGCAGGCTGTGGAAAATTCCCAATATGAGCAATTGTCTCTGCTGCTGGACAAAATCAAACGCATGAGAAAAGCCGGTCTGGACCGTGCCGGGGAATTTTCTGCAGAAAATCTAGTGTTCAAACTACTGCGCAATCGTGGACTGATCCGACAATTGATCCAGGCCCGTGATCAGGCCAAGAGTGATGAACTCAGCATAGAAGAAGCTGCGTATGCTGGCAACATCGGCATCATGGAACTGAACGAATTTTATCGAAAAGCCACTGCCGAGCAGAAAAAGTTGCTGGGTCAACTGATCAAGCAAGGCCAGCAGAGAGAAATCTGGGATTTGGTCAAGCGTGTGACAGGCATGGAAATCATGACTGAGTTTCGCTGGGGATTTGCAGACGAGCCTTTGAAGGAAGCAGCTTCGGGTTATATTCCTTCCCAAGCAGAACGAAATGATCCCAGATTCAGCAACGCACTCACAGTAGACATCCGGCCCGATAGTTTAAAGAAGGCAGCTCGACAGTTGGGATTCAAAATCTCTCGTGCTGGTGTACCTCCCCGAGCCAGGACCAACGGTAAATTGACCGAAGGCCGTGTCACATTCCGTGGAGTGGACAGCCGTTTGAGTTCGGAGATCAATCGTGCCATACCCGATATCTTGAGATCACTGGCGCTGAAACCCGATCAAGTACCACCAGTCACCTTTACCAGCGATAGATCCTGGGCTCGGGATCACAACACGTTTGGTGTCACGCAGTGGAAGAACACAGCCGATGACAGTGAAGTATATGT